AGACCCCCCTGTTCTGAGAAGGCGGGCACCGTGCACGGCATCCCCGCCGACATCGCAGCCAGCCTGTGCTACGCCGCCCTCGCCGTGTTCCTCGCGGCGATGATCTGGGCCGGCCTCGTGGCCGTCGTCCTTGAATCCGCGGAGACCCCGGAACCGCAGCCACCTGACACGGAGGCACCATGCCACGATTCATGATCCCCCGCTGCGCCCGCTGCGAGGCAGGAGCCTTAGCCATGTTCGGCATAGCGGCGATCGTGGCGTTCGCCATCGCGCTCATCCTGCAGCTCGCCTCGGTGTCCAGGGGCGCGGTCCTGACCGTGGCCACGTTCACCCTGATCGGGCTGCTGTGCCTGTCCGTCCACCTGGTCACCGTATGGTGGCCGTCCCGGCGCGGCGCGTAGGCCATGCCCGCGCGGGTGCGGTGGACAGGGAGCACGACACAGCGCGGCTACGGCTCGGCACACCAGCGGCTCCGCGCCCGGTGGAAGCCCACCGTCGATGCAGGCCAGGCGTCCTGTCACGCCGTCATCTGCCTCAAGCCCAGCAGGCACATCCAGCCGGGCACGCCCTGGCACCTCGGCCACACGCCCGACCGCACCGCATGGACAGGACCCGAGCACGAGCAGTGCAATGAGTCCGAGGCAGCACGGCGCGGCAACAGGATGCGCGGCAGCAACGTGCGCACCTGGCGCACATCACGGCAGTGGTGACACGCATAACGCATATGCATAAGACGTATGCATATGCATATGCATAAGAACATGCGCATACGACATGCGCCGCACAGGGAGCAGCAGCCATGATGCCAGGCAAGCCCGGCACGATGACCAGGTGCCCGGACTGCAACGGCACCGGCACGATGCCCGACGGGAAGACCTGCCCGGGATGCGACGGTGACGGCATGATCATCAAGCCGGGCACCTGACCCTCCCAATCGCATTCCCGCAGGTCAGGAGGGTAGGGGGGCGGGTTCGCGACGGGCAGGTCACCCGCCATGACTGCCGCAGCCATCTAGATTTACTTACTGAGCCAACTTTTCGCGTTTGTGCAGGTCAGGGGGCTTCGGCGTGCGGACCACGAACCGGGGCCAGCTCGAGCAGACGCTGAAGGAGCTGCGCCGCCTCGGCCGCATCGAGAAGATCGACGCCGCCGCTGTGCAGGCGCTCCGCTCGATGTCCGCCGCGCTGGACGGCAACCCGGAGAACGCGGCGCTGTGGCGGCAGTACCGGGAGGCGCTGAGGGAGCTGACGGCGGATGACGATAACGGCTCCGTCGACGCGGCTCTTGCCGACCTGTTCGCCGAAGTGGGCGACCAGGCGCCGTCCTGAGCGGGATTCGTTCGGCGGCGAGCTGGCGTCGGTCGCGGCCAAGCTGGGGCAGCCGTTCATGCCGTGGCAGCGTGACGCGGCCCTGGTCGGCTGCGAGATCGACCCGGACACGGGCCTCCCGGCTTACCGCAAGGTGCTGATCACGGTGCCGCGGCAGCAGGGCAAGACGACGCTGTACCTGTCCTGGCAGATCAGCCGGTGCCTGTCGCCGCGGTGGGTGCAGCCGCAGCGGTCGGCGTTCACCGCGCAGTCGGGGAAGGACGCGCGGGATAAGTGGATGGATGAGCTGTTCCCGCTGATCCGCCGGTCACGGGCGCTGAAGCCGCTGGTGTCCCGGATTTACGAGGGCATGGGGAACGAGTACGTCAAGTTCACGAACGGGTCGCTGATCCGGCTGCTGTCCACCTCGTCGTCGTCGGGGCATTCCAAGACGCTGCACCAGGCGGTGCTGGATGAGATCTGGCATGACGCGGACTCCCGCCGGGAGCAGGGCCTGGGCCCGTCGATGCTGACGATCGCGGATGCGCAGGTGCTGATGTGCTCGACGGCGGGGACGGCCGCGTCGGTGGTCCTGAACCGGTACATGGAGCTGGGCCGCGCGGCCGTGCAGGCGGATTCAGGGCACGGCATCGCGTACATCGAGTATTCGGCGCCGGACGGGTGGGACCCGGAGGATGAGGCGTCGTATTACGGGTTCATGCCGGCGTTGTGCCCGGATCCGCCGTGCCGGTGCGGCGGCGGGCGGTGGCGGCACACGGTGACGCTGGACGCGATCCGCAGCGAGCGTGCGTCGATGGAGCCGCCGGAGTTTGCCCGGGCGTACGGCAATGTCTCGAATACGACCGGGCAGCGGGCGAGCATGCTGGCTGGCGGGTGGGGTGACCGCGCTGACCCGGGGTCGCAGATCAGCGGCCCGGTGGCGCTGGCGTTCGCGGTGGCGTCCGACGAGTCCCCGTGGCCGGGCGCGACGTCGATCGCGGTGGCGGGCCGCCGCGCTGACGGCCTGGGTCACGGCGAGCTGACGGAACCCGTCCGGCCGGGGACGGCGGGGCTGGTGGACCGGCTCGTGGAGCTCGCGGAGCGGCATGATCCGTGCGTGCTGGTGCTGAACGGCGCCGGCGGCGCCGAGGTGTTCGTCAAGGAACTGGTCGAGCGCGGGTTCGTGGTGACGGCGCCGGGCAAGGATCCGCCGCCGGGGAAACGGCGGCTGCAGGTGACGGGCGCGCGGGAGTACGCGCAGGCGTGCGGGGCGCTCGCCGATGACGTGAAGAACGACCGGTGGCGCCACCTGGGCCAGGGCCCGCTCGACGACGCGGTCAAGGGCACGCGGACCCGGACGCTGAAAGACGCGTGGGCGTGGTCATGGCACGGCGCCACGGCCTGCAACGCCCCGCTGGAGGCGATCACCCTAGCGAGGCACGGGTTCATGACCCACGGGACGGCCCCGCCGACACCGTTTTTCGGATCCTGGCGCTGAGGAGCCCAAACGTTGACATCCGTCGCTGAGCGCATACCTCTGGACCGCATCGAGCACCGCGCCCGGCATGCCCGCCCAGGCCGGGCCGTCCTGGTCGTCGTCGCGTCGCTGCTGTTCGGCCTCGGCTGGCTGGCATGCAAGGCGTGCGCGCTGTCATGGCTGGCGCTGGCTTGGTGCGGTTCCGCGGTCATCGAAGGCTGGCAGTCGGCCAAGGCCGGGCAGCGAGCACCCTAACCAGGTCGGGAGGCCATGAGTGGGCGTCCTTGACCGGGTCAATGCCCGCGCGGCCCGCCGCGGCGGCCGTGACGAGCAGCGGTACAGCATCGACTCGTGGATCAGCGACTACCTGATCCCGTCGGGCGGCCAGTTCTCCTACGGCAGCACGTCGTACCCGTTCGGCCTGGGCCAGCAGTCCCTGGCCGGGAACCGGGCCGCGGAGATCGCGAACAGCCTGCCGGGATACCGGGCGGCGCTCCAGGCGTGCCCGCCGGCGTTCGCCGCGCAGATGGTCCGCGCCCTGGTGCTGTCCCAGGCCAGGTTTACCTTCAGGAACCCGCCGTGGCACCGGGCGACGCCCCGGCGGACGTTCGGGAACCCCGACCTGGGGCTGATCGAGCGGCCGTGGCCGAACGGCACGACGGGCGAGCTGGTGTCCCGGATGGAGTGGCACGCCGGGCTGGCCGGGAACGCGTTCGTGTACCGGCAGCCGGGGCGGCTGCGGGTGCTGCGCCCCGACTGGACCGGGATCATCTACGGGTCGCAGGCCGAGCCGGACTGGCCGTCGGGCGCCCTGGACGCGGACCTGATCGGCTACGTCTACGCGAACCGGGGTGTCGGGGTCGGGGAGCCGCACTTGCTGGACCCGCGGGACGTGGCGCACTGGTCGCCGCTGCCGGACCCGGAGATGACGGGCCTGGGCATGTCGTGGCTGACGCCGGCGATCCGGGAGATGCAGGGTGACCGGCTCGCGTCGGAGCACAAGATCCGGTTCTTCGAGCAGGGCGCCACGCCGAACCTGGTGGTGAAGGGGATCCCGGCGGTGTCGCGGGAGGCGTTCACTGACCTGGTGAATGACATGGAGGAGCGGCACGCGGGCGTCGCGAACGCTTACCGCACGCTGTACCTGACTCAGGGCGCCGACGCGACGGTGATCGGCAGCAACTTGCAGGAGCTGGACCTGGCCGCGGTGCAGGGCCGGAACGAGACGCGGCTGTCGGTGCTGTCGCGGGTCCCGGCGGCGGTGCTGGGCATCTCGGAGGGCCTGGCCGGGTCGAGCCTGAACGCGGGGAACTTCGGGATGGCCCGGCGGATCATGGCGGATACGTGGGTGTACCCGACGCTGCAGGACCTGGCGAACTCGCTGGCGTCGGTGGTGAAGGTCCCGGCGGACGCGGAGCTGTGGTTCGACACGGCGGACATGCCGATCCTGCGGGAGGACGCCCGCGACGCCGCTGACATCGAGGCGGTGAAGGCCGTGACGATCACCTCCTACGTGAAGGAGGGATTCACGCCGGAGTCGGCGGTGGCGGCGGTCCGGGGGCAGGACGTATCGCTCCTCAAGCACGGCGGCCTTCTGTCGGTCCAGCTCCAGCCGCCGGGGTCGGCCCTGCCGGGAACTCCGGCGGCACCTGTCCCTGCGGTACTGCCGGCGGACAGCGGCACGGGAGGAGCAGGCAATGGCTGACAGGGGATCTGACCTGAAGTACGGCCACGGGTCGGCGCTGTGGAAGTACTGGACCGCCGGCGAGGGTTTCGCGAAGTGGTCCGGGGCCGTCCACAAGTGGACGACCCTGCGGGACCTGCTGCTGAAGGCCGGCGTCCCGCCGCTCGACGCCGACGGGCTGACCACCAACATCATCACCGCGACAATGCCGGGCTACATGAAGCAGGCTCACGCGAAGGAGAGCAAGCACATGACGCACTTCGCCCCGGCCCTGGATGTGGTCCGCTCCGGCGGCGGCATGGAGCTGCAGCCCGCCGAGGACGGCTCGCTGGGCACGCTGACCGGCCGGTTCTCCGAGTTCGGCCGCTGGTACCGGGTGTCGTCCAAGATGGAGGGTGATTTCCTCGAGCGAGTCGCCCCGGGCGCGACCGCGGACACGATCCGCGACAACAGGGACTCGATGCGGGTCCTGTTCGACCACGGGATGGACGCCCAGATCGGCAACAAGGTCCTCGGCCCGATCGCGTCGCTGACTGAGCGCAGCGACGGCCCCCACTATGAGGTGCCGCTGTTCGACACCAGCTATAACCGGGACCTGCTGCCGGGCCTGAAGGCGGGCGTGTACGGGGCGTCGATGCGGATGCGGGTCACCGGCGACGAGTGGGATGACAAGCCGGCCCGGTCCGACGCGAACCCGGACGGCCTGCCGGAGCGGACGATCACGGCGATGAAGGTGCTGGAGTTCGGCCCGGTGACGTTCCCGGCCAACCCGGGCGCGTCGGCCGGGGTCCGGTCCGGCACCGACGATTTCTACCACCGGCTGCGGCAGGCGGATGCCCCCGCGTTCGAGGACGCGATGCGGGCGTGCGGCCTGTCCGCGGAACTCATCGAAGCCGGGGTCCGCTCCGGCTTGCCGCTAGAAGACTTCACCGGGCGGGACGGCGCGCGGAGCGCCCCCGGCGGTGACGAACCAGAAGATGACGTGCAGCCAGGAAACGGCGAGCCGTCGCCAGCCAACGGAAACCGGGCGGCCCTGCGGGGCCGCGCCTGGCGCATGAGGAGACAACCGTATGCCTGAGAAGAAGACCGAGGTGCAGGAGCCGTTCATGCCGGAGAGCATGGACGACCTCCGCGGCCGCACCCCCGACGAGCTCCGCAAGATGCTCGAGGTACTCGACGCGCACCTGAAGTCGCTGCACCAGTCCGACGAGGGCGAGCTCCGCGACCTGTCCGACGAGGAGGAGTCCGCGTTCAACGTCGGGATGGACCTCCGCACCGAGATCGTGGAGCGGCTCGACAAGCACACGAAGATCGCCGAGGTGTTCCGCCGTCGCCCGGCCGTG